AGTTTTAAAAAAATAGGTGCTTCAAGTGCTGCAAGCTGAGCGTGGGGAACATCTTTAATCATGGGACAACAAATAGCTCAAGAAAAAGGTATAATCGCTTGGGTCATATGGGCTGTTTGTAATACCTTAACACTTGCATTATTTGGATGGCTATATAATAAGAAAAAAATTAGTCCAGAAACTTATAATAGAAAAGAAGTAAAAGTAATAGCATTAATAATTCAATTATTTAGCTTATTAGTTCAGTTAAATTTTATAAATCAACAATTTTTAATTATTACAGGTAGTACAATTGCAGCATATTTGATAACAATAGCATTAGGATTTTTCTTTACTTTAATTGTTTACAAAAAAGGACTACCAACATCAGTTAAAACAGATGTATATCAATGGATCATGGCTATTGTAGCAATAATAGCAGTTATAGCAGTTGGAATATTTACAAAAGCCCCATTACAAGTATTTGCACCAACTAGCATGAGTGGTGTGTTATGGGGAATATGGTCTGGACTTATTTTATTTGGACTTTATATGTTATTAATATTAGGAATGGCTTTCTTTAAATTTACACTACCAATGCATATTATTTTATTAGTAGCAGTTCTTGGAGTAACTACATCAACAATAGATAGTATTGCAGTAGCACTTCATGAAGTAGGAAATAAGAGAATAGGAACAGGACTTTCGTTATTATTATGTATTGCGTTTGGAGTATTTGTTAAAATGGGAATGCTTAAATTATGGAGTTCATTTGGAGTTATTAGATTTGCATTTGCAGTTGGTATTTTGTTATTACCGTTAGCATTAAAGAAAAAAACAAATATAGTAATTCCAGTATCAGCAATAACATTTGGACTAATGGTATTATTTGCAACTTTAGGACAAATAACAATTAATTCAATTGTTGGAGTTATAAGCTTTATAATAGCAACACTAATACTTGGCTATGTATCATTAAAATCATTGAATGGGTGATATTATGCTAACAAAAAAACAAAATATAAAAGATAACAGGGAATGGTTAGAAGCATTTGATAAATGTACTACCATTTACAGCAAAGAAGATATTGATAAATATAGTCTGGAATATTTAGAAAAACATCCACAGTATTTATTTTGTAAAGGTAAGACTAGACAAAATTGGATGGCGGAAAAATGGAAAAGACAAAATAAAGATATTACTAAATATAATTTTGATCTATTTATTGCAGGTAGAAGAATTAAAGACGGAAACCAATGTGGAAATAAAGAAAATAATTATATTGTTAGTAAGAGTAATTATGATGTCTTCTCTCCGCTTGCTAATTGGAATGCAGAACAATTACTTGCTTATATAAAATATAACAATATAGAATTACCACCATTTTATAAATGGGATAGGGGTTTTTTAATAGGTTCAATAGCAATGGGAGAATGGACTGAAAGAGCCATAATGATAAACAAATTGATGAATTAATTAAAAGTGTAGAACAATTTGGACAAACAAGAGCAATGGTTATTGATGAAGATAATAATATCTTAATTGGTAATGGTTTATATTTTGCTTTAGTAAAAATGAATAAAGCATAAGATTTGTAAAAGAGAGCCAAATGCTTATATGGCAATGCTTTATTATGATACTGAATTATTTAGAAGACAAAAGAAAAATAAACAAGCAAAGAAAGACGAAGAAGTTGATTATAAGAATAAATTCTTTGAGATGTTAAAAGAAGAATGGAGATTTGATAATAAATCTATGCAGTATGTAAAAAAGCGTATTAATAGAATATTAATTAAATATGGACCATTTTTAAATCAAAAACATTACAAAGAGTTATGTAATATAGTAATTGGTGGAGACCCCAAAGGAAGATCAATAAGAGCTTTAGATTTAAGATTATTTATTGATGTAGCGAAGGAGAGTAGCGTATGAAAGAAAATGAAATAAAAAAATATGAAAATAAAAATATATTAGAACCAATGAAAGCAATTGTAAAAGAATTATTGGATGAAGGAAAAACAACAAAAGAAATATGTAAGGAATTAGGAATGAAACCAGAAGAAGTATTTAGATTATCTGATTTCACAAGAGAAGATTTTTTAAAAATTATGATTAAGGACCAAAAGACTTATAATAAATCATATCAAATAAAAAATCTTAAATAAAAAATTATAGGGGGTGATAATATGGCAAAAATGACTTTAACCGAACAAGCACAAGAGATTTTAAAAATTGCAGAAGAAAGTGGAGTACAAAGTAATTACTTTTTTATAACTACATTCAAAAGATATCAAATGCAATTAGTTATGTTATTTGAATTAGAAAAATCTATAAAAGAGGATGGAATATTAGTTGAAAAAGAATATGTCAAAGGCAGAAAAAATTTATATTCTAGTCCAGCAGTAAAAGATTATAATGCAACAACAGATAGTGCGAATAGAACAGTCGCAACTCTTATGAAGATCATTAAGAATTATAACGTAAGTGATACAACCGAGGATGCAGACCCGCTTATGAAGATCATTAATGGTGGTGAAGATGATGGCGGTGACGAGTAGTAAGGCTTACGAATATTGCAAAAAATCTATTAGAAAGAAAACCACTCCGAAGTACGTTAAGTTACAAATGAAAGCATGGATGCGGATTGCTGAAGGAAAAGACAGAAAGTATTTCGTATCTGAAAAGAAAGTACAGCAGATTGAGAACATCCTGAAGCTGTTGATTATGCCGAAAGGCCTCAAGGCCGGACAGTCTATGTATAAGTGCGCCACTGGTTATCAGTGGCTTATTTATATTGCAATGCTAGGCACGGTGTATCGGGAGAACCCGAAAAAACGCAGATACGAAACAGGGCTGTTGGAGATTTGCAGAAAGAATTTTAAGACGTACACGGTCGGAACGATTTTTATTATTTTGTTTTTGACAGAGCCAAAATTTTCAAAATTCTTTTCAGTTGCACCAGATGGTTCTTTGTCGAAAGAAATCAAAGAAGCAATCTCAGATACAATCAAAAGCAGTCCGTTGATATATGAGTACAAAGGAACGAAGCGTTTCAAGTTGTTAAGGGACTACATCAAGTTTAAGCCAAACGAAAACACGTTAATTCCATTGGCATACAGTAATAACCGTATGGACGGACGTATGCCGAATGCGTTCATCGCAGATGAGGTTGGAGCATTGCCAAATAAATATCCTGTCGATGCAATGAGGTCAGGACAGTTGAACGTCTTTAATAAACTTGGGTTCGTAATCAGTACAAAATATCCGACAATCGACAATCCGTTTGAAGATGAGGTTGCATATGCCAAGAAGGTTCTTGATGGCATTCAGAAAGACGAAACAGTATTTGCGCTGTTGTATGAGCCTGACAAAACGTCTGATTGGGAAACAGATGATCTTATTCTGAAACAGGCGAATCCGTCGGCACTTGAAATCCCTGAAATTTGGGGTGATCTTGTAAAGAAAAGAGCCAGAGCCATTGCTATTGAGAACGAGCGAGAGAACTTTGTTACAAAGCACTGCAATATTATTTATCAAGGGCAAGGAACTGAAACATTTATTGATGTTAAAGATGTTCAGGCGTGCAAGGTTGCGGATATTGATTGGAACGGCAGAGTCGTATATTTAGGCGTTGACCTTTCAGAATCGAACGATAATACATCTGTTGCTATGGTTTCTGTAGATGATGATGATAACATTCTTGCAGAAAGCTTTGCGTTCATTCCGGCAGACAGAATCACGGAAAAGACAATATCAGAGCGTGTGAACTATCAGGAATTGCTGAAAAGTGGGAAGGTGTTAGCATGTGGTGACAGGGTTATCTCCTATGCATTTGTTGAGCAATTCATCTTGAGTCTTGAGAGCCGTTATAACGTACAAATACAGGCGATTGGATATGATAGATGGAATGCGTTAAGTACAGCGCAGAAATTGGCTAATGAGGGTTATAACACGGTTCAAATCAAGCAGTATTCAAGTGTCTTACATTCACCAACAAAGAGGATGAAAGAGGCAATCCTTACGCAGAAATTCAAATACACAGAAAACAAACTTCTTGAAATCAACTTTCAGAATGCGAAATGTGCATATGATACTAACAAAAACATGTACGTCAGCAAGAAAAAGAGCAACGGAAAAGTTGATATGGTGGTATCACTTATCAATGCAATTTACCTTCTTGAGCAGGATTATTTCTTGAATGAAGGTGACTTCACATTCCAGATGATTTAATTGATAGAAACGTGAATTTATGCTAATATATTTGCGTAAAATGATTCAAATAGAAAATACTAAAAAAGGGTGGTAACGAGAGTGGCACTGTTCAAAATTTTTTTTAAGAATAAAGTAAATATTAACGATCAAAGTGTTCAGCTTGACGATGTGCTGTTATCGGCATTGCTCAATAATGAGACAATCACGAGGGAAAAGGCCCTCACGCTTCCTGCCGTATCAGGTGCTGTTGATTTTATTAGCGGTTCGATTGCGGCAATGCCTGTCAAACTTTACAAGTACAAGAAAGGCAAAGTTGAGAAAGTGCAGAATGACAGCCGTGTACGAATGTTGAACGGCGACACAGGAAACACGCTTGACGGGTTTCAGACAAAAAAGGCCATGGTCGAGGATTATTTACTCGGCAAAGGTGGATATTGTTACATCCAGAGAGACAGACAGAACAACGTAACAGCACTGAAATATATTCCAGATATAAATGTCACTGTGTGGTCAAATTCCGACCCGATGAATCGCTTCGTACAGTTCTATGTTGGCACGGATAAAATCTATCCGTGGAACATGGTAAAACTCTTGAGAAATACCAAAGACGGAGCAAGCGGAAAGGGATTGACGGAAGAAATTTCAAAAGCACTTGAAACGGCATACAGTACGTTGGTGTATCAGCTTGGACTGGTTCAGACAGGTGGTAATAAAAAAGGATTCTTACAAGCCGAAAGACGTTTAGGACAGGAAGAAATCGACAAGCTGAAAGAAGCATGGAAAAGGTTATATGCCAACAACACCGAGTCCGTCATGGTCTTGAATAACGGCATCAAGTTTCAGGAGTCGTCAAACAGTTCTGTTGAAATGCAGTTGAATGAGTCGAAGAAAACATTACAGGATGAAATCAATGGAGTTTTCCACATTCATAGTGATTTCAATCTGACATTTAAGGAAGCGATATATCCGATTATTAAAGCATTTGAGACAGCGCTAAACAGCACGTTGCTGTTGGAAAAAGAAAAGAAAACCTTCTTCTTTGAATTTGATACGAAGGAAATTGTGAAAGCAAGCATCAAAGAGAGATTCGATGCTTACAAGGTTGCAAAAGATACAGGGCTTATGACTATCAATGAGTTGCGTCGCATGGAAAATCTCAATTACATTGAGGGTATGGATGTGATCAATGTTGGGCTTGGAGCAGTTCTGTATGATATTGAAACCGGAACGTATTACACTCCAAACACCGGACAGGTGACAGATGGAGATGAAAAAGAAAAAGCTGATAAAGTTGAAGAGAAAGGGGCAGATGATGAACTATAAGTACCTGAAGAATCTGACGAAAAATAGTGCAGATTTTTACGTATATGGCGATATCGTTGATGAGAACAAGCCAAACTTTTGGACTGGCGAGAAATCAGAAACAGCAGTCGATACAAATGCATTCAAGACAGAGCTTGAAAGTTTGAATGGTGTTACAGATTTTAATATTTACATCAATTCAGGCGGTGGCTCAGTGTTTGCAAGTTCGGCAATGGTCAGTATGTTAAAGCGATTCAGACAGAACACAGGCGCAACGATTCATGCGTATATTGATGGACTGTGTGCAAGTGCCGCTACATATCTTGCTATGGTTGCAGACGACATCAATATTTACAAAAATTCTATGTTGATGATTCACAAGCCAGTGACGTTAGCATACGGAAATGCTAATGAGCTACAGCATGACATTGACACACTCAATCAGCTTGAAAACGGATTGATGTTGCCAATGTATGAAGCAAAGGCAAAAGAAGGAATCACGGCAGAAAAGATTGCAGAGCTTGTGAACAACGAAACGTGGTTCAGTGGTAATGCAGATGATGACATGTACATCGGAAATTATTTCAATGTGAGCGCACTTGAAACAGTGAAGGATGTACAGGCATGTGCAACAGATTTATTCAGAAATTACAAGCATGTGCCAGATAAACTAAAAAGACCAAAACAGACTAAAAAGCCTGTCGAGGATCGTGCGCTTGATTATTCAGCATACGAGAATATTATTTGTTCATTAAAGAAAGACGGAGGGGCGAAAGAATGAACGTAAAAGCACTTATCGAAAATCGAAACGCAAAAGTCGCTCAGATGGAGAACTTGTTGAAAACTGCAAAGGCAGAAAACAGATTACCATCTGAAGACGAAAAGAAGCAGTTCGCAGACTTAGAAAAGGAAGCCAAGGAAATTGATGCAACTATTGCTATGTACGACCAAATGGCAGGAATGAGCATGAAGAAAATTCCTGATGGACATGATGCAATGACAGATGCAGAAAGAGATCGCAAAACATTCGAGAATGCAATTCGTGGAATTGTAAATACTGACTCACCAACAATGCCAGCAGATGCAAAAACACTTATTCCGACAACTGTTTGGAATAGAATCATTTCTCAGGTTATTGAAATCTCACCTGTATTCTCTATGGCAGACAGATATAACATTACTGGCACTCTGATTCTTCCAAAGTATGATGCACAAAACAGTTCTATCGTGATGCAATATGCAGATGAAGGAACTACAGCAGAGTCTGGAAAGGTTGTTATCACTCAGATTACACTTAGCGGATTCCTTGCACGTTGTCTTGCGAAAATTTCAAAAAGCTTGATTAACAATTCCAACTTTGACATTGTTGGCTTTGTTGAAACAAAAATGGCACAAGCAATCGCATTGTATTTTGAACATGAGATTTTGTTCGGAACTGTAGGCAAGGTTGAAGGTCTAACTGGCATTGCATCAGATATGACTGTTACAACTGCCGCAGCCACAAAGATTACATCAGACGAGTTGATGGATTTACAAGACAAGGTAATTGACAACTATCAAGGTAATTCTATTTGGATTATGAACCGTGAAACTCGAAATGCAATCAGAAAATTAAAAGATAATGAAGGCGATTACTTGTTAAACCGTGACTTTACAGCAAAATGGGGATATACACTTCTTGGCAAGGACGTTTATTGCTCTGATGCTATGGACAAAATGCTTGCAGGAAAAACAACCATTTATTACGGTGACTTATCTGGTTTAGCTGTGAAAGTTTCAGAAGAAGCTAACATGCAAGTATTACAAGAAAGATATGCAGAAGAGCATTTACTTGGAATTCTAGCTTTCGTTGAGTGGGATGCAAAAGTTGCAGACACTCAAAAGCTTGCAAAACTTGTGATGGCAGCAGGAAAATAAAAAGGGGTGAAGCTGTATGGAAGTAAGCAAAGTCAGTGATATTACAGTTAAATGCGTCGCAGATTATTTGAGACTGGACGAAGTAGCAGAAAGCGAAAATGATACATTGACCATGCTTATTTCCATCGCTACTTCTTTTATCAAAAGCTATACAGGGCTTGATGATGATGGCGTTGACAAATATCCTGAATTTGTGATTGTGGTGCTTATTCTTTGCCAAGACATGTGGGACAACCGCACGATGTATGTTGATAGCAAGGACTTGAACAATACTGTTCAGAGCATTCTTGCGATGCATAGCATCAATCTGTTGTGAGGTGTGAACCATGTTAAACGCAGGGAAGTACTCAAAGCGTATTACAATTTACAAGACTGTGATTGTGACAGATGAGGACGGCTTTCAGACAGAACAGAAACAGGTGATTCTTACACCATATGCATATGTGAGAACGACAAAAGGATTCACGCTGATTGCGAACAATTCTGATTTTGAAAAAGCATACACCAACTTCACAATTCGGTATCCGAAAACAGAGATCACAAGAGATATGCTGATTGAATTTCACGGCAAAACATATACGATTGAGTATCTGAACAACGTGGACGAAAACAGTGTAGAATTGGAAATTCAGGCAAAGGAAGTGACACACTGATGGCAAAACTTGTTATTGATATTGATGATAGCGTATTGAAAGATATATCTTACATCGACAAGCAGTTTGATCACGTCTTTGGTGGCATGACCAAAGCAGGTGCAGAGGTCGTATACAAGAACGTTATTTCAGCACTTCCAGAGTCGCTGAGAAGTTCAGGCTTTAGCAGTCATGTGAAACTGTCACGAGTTTATAAAACGCCGTCAGATGATGGTATCAACACAAAAGTCATGATCACTGGATATTTCATCAACAAAGACAGAAGAAAGACTCCTGCACCACTTGTTGCGAATATGTTTGAATATGGAAGCTCGAAAAAGAACTATCCAAAGCAACCGTTCTTCCGAAAGTCTTTCAAAAAATCACAAATCATGAAAGCGATGGAAGAAGCGCAGAAGAGTTTAAGCGGGGGGCTTTTAGATGAATAACCTCATCGAAAAAACATTGAGTGACTTCACAGTAAACGGTAAAAGCATTCCAGTAAAGTTCTTACGATACAATGGAAGTTCGGAAACGTACATCACTTACATGATGACAGATGCGGACAGCGTGTTACATGGTGATGATGAACTGCTGAACTACGTTGAATATTATGACTTTGATATTTACACAAAAGGCAATTACAAGCCTATTATCAAGGCACTAAAAGGATTGCTTACGAGTGTTGGTTTTATGTGGGAACCTGACAGATCATCCGCAGATATGTATGAGGATGATACGAAGTACTACCACAAAACATTATGTTTTTCAATCGAAAGGAGCGAATAATGGCTAAAATCGGGTTAAACAATTTCCGATATTCCAAACTTACGGAATCGGAAGCAGGCAAAGCCACTTATGATGGCGCGAAAAAGCCAGCCAAGGCTATTTCATGCAAAGTGGATATCAGCAACAATGATGCGTCTTTGTATGCAGATGATGCATTGGCTGAGAGCGATACATCTTTTCAGAAGGGGTCTGTTACAGCAGGAATCGACAACGAAGATGTGCAGGTCATGGCAGACCTTCTTGGACATGAGGTATCAGAAAGTGGGAAAGGGCTTGTCAGAAATTCAAATGATGTTGCGCCGTATGTAGGTTTCGGAAGAATTGTCACAAAGATGGTGAACGGAGCTTACAAGTACACGGTAGAGTTCTTGTGCAAGGTTAAGTTCTCAGAACCATCACAAGATGATTCGACAAAAGGCGAAAGCGTATCATTCAGTACAACTGAGCTTGTAGGAACTGTTGCAACATTGGCTGATGGCACATGGTCGAAGACAGACACGTTCGATACAAAGACTGAAGCTGTCACATATCTTGAAGGACTGATGGCAAAGACTTCAGTTTAAAAGAATATTAAAGGCAGGGTTCGTCCCTGTCTTATTTTTTAGGAGGTAAACATGAAGGAAATTTCTAAAGAGTTTGAGTACAAAGGGAAGACATACGGGCTTGTATTTAATCTGAACGTTATGGCAGTTATTCAGGACAAATACGGCACACTTGATGCGTGGGGCAAACTAACAGATAGTAAAGATGAAGAGCCAAATGCAAAGGCAATCATTTTCGGAATTTGGGCGATGATCAATGAGTATATTGATATTCAGAACGAGGAAAAAGGCACAAGTGAAAAGCCACTGACACTGAAGCAGACAGGAAGAATGATAACTGACATTGGGCTTTCTGAAGCCACGAAGAAGGTAAACGAAACTGTTGTTGAAAGCACTAAAAGTTCCGAAAAAAACGCATAATTCCCGATGAAGTGGATGAACCAGAGCCAATAGACTTTACATGGTTCTACTTTATCGGGCGTAACAAACTTGGCTTTACATTTCATGAGGTTGGCAGATTGACACTGACAACTTTCAACCTGTTTTACAAGCACTACAAGGAAGATTTTGATATTGAACTGATGCTTGAAAAGACAGGAACAACATACGCAAAAGCATATGAAAAATCACAGCATGAGGACGACTGGTTCTAGGAAGGGGGTTGCATATGGCACTTGGTGGAACAATTAAGTTAAAAGGCGAGAGCGAATACAGGAGAGCGTTAAGTCAAATCACACAGAGCTTGCGTGAAGTATCTTCTGAAATGAAGGTTGTTACGAGTACATATGACAAGAACGACACAAGCACCGAAGCATTGACAGCCAAGAGTGACGTGCTGAACAAGCGCCTTGAAGAACAGAAATCGAAGCTGAAGTTAGTTTCTGACCAGTACAAGCAATATCAGGATGCTGTTAAACAGTCAGCAGCTGAGCATGCGCAACTCGGTGAAAAGCTTGAAAGTGCAAAAGGAAAGCTTGCAAGTATTGAAACTCAGGTCGGAAAGAACAGTCAAGAGTACAAAGAACAAGAGAAAATTGTTAACGATTTGCAGAAGCAGTATGACGAAAGTACAACGGCGCAGGACAGAAACAAGAAATCCCTGTCACAGCTTGCAGTGCAGATGAACAATGCTCAAGCGGACGTTAACAAGACAGCGAAAGAGATTGATAATCTTGGAAAAGAGTCTGACGGCAGTTCTAAACAGGTTAAGAATCTGTCTAACAATATGAATGATGCCGATGATGCATCAAAAAAGCTTGGTGATGGGTTCACAGTATTAAAGGGAACAATGGCTAATCTTGCATCACAGGCAATCAGCAAGATTGTTGATGGATTCAAGCAACTTGTAGGCGGTGCGGTGGACTATCAGAAGTCCATGGAGTACTATACGACATCATTTACGGTCATGACTGGTTCAGCAGACAAGGCAAGCGAAACGGTTAAGAAACTTGCTGATATTGGAGCAACAACTCCATTCGATATGCCACAGTTGGCAGATGCAACATCTTTGCTGATGAACTTTGGCTTTAGTGCTGATGATGCTGTCGATAGTATGATGATGCTTGGTGATATTTCACAGGGAAATGCGGACAAGCTGAACTCTATTGCGAGAGCGTATGGAAAGATGAACTCTGCACAAAAAGTCACGCTTGAAGACATCAACATGATGATTGATGCAGGATTCAACCCGTTGCAGGAAATCTCAGAAAAGACTGGAGAAAGCATGAAAAGCCTTTACGACAGAATATCAAAAGGTACAATGTCGGTTGATGAGATCACAGAGTCAATGAAGAGGTCAACGTCTGAAGGTGGTAAATACTTTCAGTCAATGGATGCACAGTCTCAGACTTTGGATGGAAGACTTTCGACATTAAGTGATACGATTAATTCAAAGCTTGGTGAAGCATTACAGCCTATTTTACAAAAGGCTGCTGATGAGTGGATTCCAAACATTACAAATGCAATCGACAATATGGATATTGATTCTGTCGTTTCTGTCATTGATGATATTGTTTCTGGTGTTGGTGATTTATTCGGATTCATCATGGACAATGGCGGTACGATCATTTCACTTGTTGCTGGCATTGGTACCGCTATGTTAACGTGGAACGTTGCAAGCATGATTAACGGTGTGGTAGGAGCGGTTAAAGCATTTCAGGCGGCTAATGAAGGTGCATCTGTTGCACAAGCATTGTTGAATGGTGTCATGAATGCCAATCCGATTATGCTCGTTGTAACGTTGCTTGCAGGACTAATAGCAACAATCATCACATTATGGAATACAAACGAGGGATTCCGTAATGCTGTTATAAATGTGTGGAATGCATTCAAGGACACGGTTGGAAATGCAATTACATCGGTTGGTGGATTCATAGACAATCTTATATCGTTGTTTCAGGCCCTTCCTGGGCGTATTGGCGCATTCCTTAGTAATGTTATAAGCAACGTACAGAATTGGGCTTCTAACATGGTTTCTAGGGCTTCTGCAGCAGGTTCTAACTTTGTTAGCAGTGTTGTATCATTCATCAGTGGACTTCCGTCTGCTGTATGGAATTGGCTGTCAAGTGCATTGAATAACGCATGGAACTTCGCAGGGCAGTTGGCACAAGCAGGTGCAAATGCCGCATCTGGACTTGTAAATAACATTATCAACACAATCAGCGGACTTCCTGGACAGTTATACAACTGGGGTGTTGATATGGTTCAGGGCATTGCAAACGGCATCAGGGGAGCGATTCACTATGTAACAGATGCAGTCAGCGGTGTTGCAAATAAAATCAAGTCATTTCTTCATTTCTCAAGACCTGACGAAGGACCTCTTGCTGAATACGAGAGCTGGATGCCTGACATGGTGGAAGGTTTGAGCGATAGTTTGAGAAAGGCAAGCCCAGAGCTGATAAATCAGACAGAAGCATTGGCGAGTGGCATGTCTGATGCATTCAATGTGAACGGTGGTATTTCGACAAGCGGTGGAAACTATAACAACATGGTTGAAGCATTCAAGGATGCTTTGTCACAGGTCAAAATCGAGATGGATGATGAAGAAATGGGACATTTCGTTGATAAAACTGTTACAAAGTTGATATACAATTAAGGCGGTAAAAAATATGAGAAACTATGTAATTCAAAATGGAAAAGACAGCCGATATATCAAAGGATTGCTGATTCAGGAGTTACCACCTATCACAAAACCATTGATGCGTACAAGCATTGAGCAGATAGATGGGCGTGACGGTGATGTGATCACAAGGCTTGGATATTCTGCTTATAACAAGAAAATGAAAATCGGTCTGTTTGGTGACTATGATATTGATGATATTATTACTTTTTTCAATTCAAGCGGAACAGTAACGTTTTCAAATGAACAAGAAAAATACTACTTATACGACATTCTGGATGCGATTGATTATGAACGACTTGTGAGGTTCAGAACAGCTGAGATCACGTATCATGTACAGCCATTCAAATACAGCAGTATTGAAAGAATGAAGGCGTTCAGCAATCCGACAAGTGCTATTACCGTGAGAAATAACGGCAATTATGTTTCCAAGCCAATCATTCATATCAAGGGTTCAGGAACAATCAATCTTTCGTTGAATGGTGTGCAGCTGTTTCGGATTGATATGAGTACATCAAATTCAATCACAATAGACACAGAAAGGCTCGAAGCGTATAATGATGATGCATTGATGAACAGATACGTTGTTGGAAATTACGACAAATTTATGCTTAAAGTTGGGCCTAATTCCGTATCATGGGATGGACAGCTTACTTATATTGCGTTTGAAAAACAGTCGAGGTGGATTTAATGGAAAAGACGAATCTTGAAATGATCAAAGGTGACACACTGTCATTTGCGGTTGAGATTGAGTTCGATGACAAACCGCAGGAGCTTGAAAAGGCGTTCTTCACGTGCAAAAATAATCTTGATGATGACGATGTCGTATTCCAGAAAGCACTTGGAAAAGGCATCACATTTAGTAAACAGGAGCGCAACAAGATGTATTATGTTGTGAGAATTGCGCCTGAAGATACAAAGGATATTGAATCAGGACATTACTTTTACGACATGCAAATTGAACTTAACAGCGATGTGTTTACTATCCTGACAGGTGCCTTGAAAGTACGACATGGAATCACATAATAGGGGGTGCATAAAATGGGCGAATACATTACAAAACCTATATGTAAGGTCTTCATGCTGAAAGGTCAGGAAGGACAGAGCATCAAGGGAATCGAAAAAACTAGCACAAGTGGGCTTGTAGACACTTACACAATCACACTGACAGACGGTACAACGTCAACATTTTCTGTCACAAACGGAAAAGGAATCTCAAGTATCGAAAAAACTAGCACAAGTGGGCTTGCAGACACTTACACAATCCGGTTTAATGATGGTACAACGTCAACATTTTCTATCACAAACGGAAAAGGAATCTCAAGTATCGAAAAAACTAGCACAAGTGGGCTTGCAGACACTTACACAATCCGGTTTAATGATGGTACAACGTCAACTTTCACGGTTACAAATGGTGCAAAGGGAGACAAAGGCGACGGCATTCCTTCTGGAGGAATTGCAGGACAGGTTTTGAAAAAGAAAAGCAACACCGATTACGAATACGAGTGGGATGATATTACTCCAATCTCATCTATTTTAAATGGTGATATTGATTCTATTATGAAAGATTAGGTGATAACATGGAACATATTACAATGCCAAGAGGGGACTTGAGAAATGTTCATTTTACCGTTCACGATGCAAACGATGCAGAGGTGAGCAAAGGATTCACTCAAATTACTTTTACGGTAAAAGAAAATACGTCATCGAGAAAAGTTATCATCCAGAAAAAGCTGACTGATGGAACGATAACTAAAGACGGAAATGTTTATTCATTCTCAATTATGCCTGAAGATACAGACTACATTGATTTTGGTACTTATTATTATGACATTGAGCTTATCAGAGGCGACCAGATACATCAGACATTTGTAGGTAAGCTGATTATCACGGAAGAAGTCACATTTGCGTGCGATACCGAAAAAGGGGTGTAAGCATGGATGATTACAAGATTATCATGCTTGCAGACGATGATCACTTAACCGTGAAATTGGATAGCGCTTCAGTTGTTGGAGCAGACGATTATAATGCGCTAACAAATATTCCTAAAATCAACAATGTTGAAGTAAAGGGTGAAAAAACACTTGAGGATTATGACATTGAGAGCGCAAGCGAAGCAAAAAAAAAGTTTGAAAATCTGAACAGCAAAATAAATATACATGTAAGCGATGCAGATATACACGTATCACGTACAGACAGAATGAAATGGAACAGTGGTACAACGTATACTGTTAATGAAGAACATCTTATTATAGGAGGTTAAAAATGGCAGATATTTCAGAAATCACATTGCCTAGTGGGGCAACTTATGGCATCAAAGATGCAACAGCAAGACATGACATTAGCATTCTAAAGGGTTCTGCAACAGGTGTTATGCATTACGCAGGAGTTACAACAACGGCACTTGCGGATGGCTCTAGCACATCACCAATCAAGATCAATAATGCAGATTATACGCCATCAAATGGCGACGTTGTTATTTACAATTCGCTTGAACTTGTGTGGTCTACATCAGATAGTAAGTGGCACGAGTTTGGTAGTACAGGCAGTCTTAAGGGACTGGCATTCAAGGATTCTGCGAGTGCATCATATACACCGAAAGGTTCGGTTTCTGCACCGACTGTTTCGGTTGCTGTAAATACAGCGAGTGTTACGCCTATCAGTGGTATAGGCACATTGCCAAGCTTCACGGCATCGGTTGCAAATGAGGTTCTAACACTTGGATTTTCAGCAGGGTCTTTGCCAACAGCAGGAACAGCGGTAACGGTTGCCACAGGCATTAAGTCTGCTAGCGCATCCGCACCAGCGTTTACAGGCACAAGCGCAACGATTACATCAAGATAAAGGAGGTTGCTTGAATGGCTGATGTATCAAGTATCAAACTACCAAATGGGACAACATACACGGTAAAGGATTCCGCAGCCAGAAACCATATAGGCAATAAAAGCAATCCGCATGGGGTAAATAAATCACAAGTTGGGCTTGGCAATGTAGACAATACTGCTGATTCTAGCAAAGTTGTTAAAGGACTGCTCGATTACAATGATGCAAACAGAACCATACAGATAGGTTATGCAGGTTCTGGACTTACAACAACAAATTACTTTGCCGCATATGCCAGCAATGGGACACAGATTAAAAACATTACCCCAGCAGTTGCAAAGGCAGTAATGAGTTTGGACAACGTTGCAAACTATGATCAATCAAAAGCAATCAAAAGCATTTCAAGGTCAGGAACGACATTTACAGCAACGGCACTAGACGGAACAACATTTACGTTCACTCAACAGGATAACAATACAACGTATGGAGTTGCGACACAGAATGCAAGCGGATTGATGTCTTCATCTGATAAAACTAAATTGGATAGTCTGAGCACAACAAGTGTCTCGGCAATTACCAATTCAGAAATCGATACGATAGTCGCTAGCTAAGGAGGAAAAAATGGCTAAATATTTAGATCAAACAGGACTTAAATACTTCTGGGGAAAGATAAAAGCTAAAATGCCCGGGCCGCTTCAGGCTTATCCAGTTGGAAGTGTCTACATAAGCATTAGCTCTAACTTTAATCCGAATACATCATTTGGGGGTACGTGGGAAAGATTTGGACAAGGCCGAACTTTAATTGGTGAAGGTACTGGTAATGATGGTAGTACAACTATGTCATTTACTGCTAATTCGACTGGCGGAAACTATGTATCTAAAGACTTAAATTGTGGAGAATCTAGATTTGGATTTATTTCATATGCGCAGTCGGCTTATTACATTGAAAGAACAATAGTCCGAAGTAATGCAATAAGCCAATCTCATGGTGAAATTAATGCTAATGTATCTTTAATTCAACCATATATTGTTGTCTATTTTTGGCGCAGAATAGCATAGTTAAGGTATGTCCTTTATGGCAGATAGCTCTGATGGTAATAATGCGAATGGACATAATGAATACTACACGACATTTGAAGGCGGTAACAACGGCATAACAATATGCCACCATATCTAGAAGTTAACATTTGGAAACGCGCAGCATAAGGAGGAAGCAAAATGGAGCAAAATAAAAAATTAATCCTGAAAGATGGAACGAACTTAGATATTGAAGAATTTAGTACACTCGAAGACGGTGTTTCATTGATATTAATTGATATGGGATACCAAAAGACGGTAGATACCTTGACTCAAGATCAGGTGTCGGATGTTAAAATTTTGAACGAACTAGGCGAAACTGTATTTACAGCCAAAGGCTACAGCCTAGGTAACAGAATCTCTGTAAACACCAAGGAGAACACAACTACAGTAACTCTCGAGGTTAAAGCAACAAGGGATGCCGTGGTAGAAGCAATAAAGGAGATTCAGACACTTCAGAATATATCTGAGCAGAACACCGCTGACATTACAGCCATCAACGAAGCCATCGCGTCACTAGCGGAAATCGTAGGGGGTGAATAACAATGGTTAAATGGTATGTAAGACAAATCACAATGAATCGTATGACATTAGAAGATGTGCCAAAAAGATGGCATGATGCAGTGGCAGAAGCACTGAAGCAGACAAACAGTTAAATAAAGCTAAGGCAGACATTGCATATCTGTCTGATATAGATACAGGCGCATTGAGCGCCTTTTTAGTATAATACATTAGAAAATTAATACATCAATGTTGATAAAAAACACCAATCGAAGCACATTATTGTACAACATTGGTGTTTTAATTTTATTGAACTAACACATCTCTATATGGATAAAAGTATAATTGCTCATCCTTTATAAATTTTAGTTTCTATCCAAATATTTGATTTAAAGGTTCCATTTTTTATGATTTTTGTGTATATTGGGTATGGTCCCCTTACCCAATGATTTCATTGGGCTGGTGACTTTGGAATTTGTTGGATTATTCCAATTTGTGGTGACGTTTTTGTCCGCATTTAATGCAGATGGAAACGTCTCTTTTTAATATATCTGAAATAATTTGTTCATAGTCAATAAGGAATGATCCTGGATCTTTTGTATTTGTGGCTGTTCGTATAGCTTTTATTCTTTCTTCTTTATTGCGGTTTCCTAGAAATCCATAATGATGGATCTTCATAAAGTTTGATGGAAGTACATGCATCATATATCTACGAAAAAATTCTGTGTCGTCTAAAGTCATTTCCTTTATTTGATTATGGTTCGAATAATCTTTGTACGAAAATGTCACTTTATTATCTTCATACTTTTTGATACGTGCATTGCTTATCGCAATTCTATGTGTATATCTTCCAAGATATTTAACAACATGTTTTGCGCTTTTCATTGGCTTTTTAGTATATACCACCCAGTCTTTGGAATAGCAGCTATTTATGATTTCTTGAAATTGCTCTTTGTCTTTGATTTTTCTTTGATCAAAATTCTTTTTAGTATAGCTTAGGAATTTTCCTTTAAATAATTTAGATACTACTTTTACTGGAAGAAAGAATTTCTTTTTTGAATTTTTCCATTTTCCATTTGAATCAATTCCACCACCAGGAACGATCATATGGATATGCGGATGTAAAGAAAGATTTTGTCCCCAAGTATGAAGTACGGAAGTAAATCCAATTTTAGCTCCTAAATACGTTTTGTCTTTTGACAGTTCTTTGATGGTTTCTGCAGAAATATCAAACAAAACTTTATACATGAATTTGGGATCTATTAGACAAAGTACATTTAATTCATTGGGGATTGTAAATACAACGTGAAAATAATTCACATTCAAAGTAAAACGCTCCTGCTTATGTATCCATATTTCCTTGTCTACAGATCCACATTCAGGGCAGTTTGGATTTTTACATGAATTGTAGTGAATCTCAGTATGACCGCAGCATTCACAAACATCCGTATTGAAACCCATAGCTTCTGTTTTACATTCAATGATATTACGAAGAGCTTTTTTCTGTTTGTGATTCAATTTTGAATAATCGATTTTACCTTCGATATCCATGGATTTGAATATGTCTTGAATATGTACCATTACTCAATCTCCATTAAAGAAGAAAGAACTGGAGCCTGTGCTAAATCAGAAATATCGAACTTGATATAGCGTGATGTAGAAGAAAAGTTTGAATGTCCCAATAATTTCTTTAAAGTGAATATATTACATTCGTTTTTGAGCATAAGTGTAGCATATGTGTCTCTAAGATTATGGAAACGCATGGTTGGAACATAGAAAGAAAAATTTTTAATGTGGTTTTTGAAAAGCATATTGATGTAATTCTGATTGATGTATGGATTTTTAGAACAAGAATGACCAGCCGGAAATAAATAGCCATTCTTATCCGGTCTATAAACAATCCAATATTTACGAAGAGCATTTAATAACGCATTGGATAAAGGTACTTTGCGAGATTTACCACGCTTTGAATTTCGAATAGAAAGCAACATATTTTTAGAATCAATGTCGCTAACTTTTAAACGAGCCACTTCACCGACTCTAAGTCCGGCATCCAAACCGAGAAGCAGAAAAGTTCGAAGTCGTACATCTTTTGTATCGAGCAACAAATGAATTTGTTCATCTGTAAAAACTGTGATTTCTACGGGATCATATAAAATGTTGGGGAACTGTCTTCTAGATAATGGGCTTTCTAAAACAACATCAAAGAAGTAACGGATAGCACTGATAATTGCATTTAAAGAAGTAGGTGCATAAGTCTTTTTCATATGTACGACATAGTTCTGCGCCATTGAAACATTAAGAATAGATACGTCTTCCAAATGATAAAAATCAAACATTTGGGAAAGATACCATTGATACATGTGAATGGTATTTGATGAAAGATTTCTATATTCCATCATAAAAGTAAATTTGTTTAAAGCTTCATCTTTATTCATAACAACACATCCTTTCAAAAATAAAGACAAAACTATGATAGAATAAGAAACAGGAGAAGAACTAGGCTATATTAAAAAAAAGCCCACACTCGTTAGAGTGTGTTAGTTCAATATAAGCGAGGCGAGGTGTGAGATGATAAAAGTATTTGGAGAAACGGACAAGGATTTTACAAGCAATGGCGATTGCGTTATCCAGCCATTCAAGGCAAAAGTGCATAAAGAGGACAACGGAAAATTCTATTTGAATATCGAAGCAGACATATCATACGTTGACGTTCTGACAGCAAACAGGATTATCGTTGCAGATACTCCACAAGGTGCACAGGCTTTCCGCATTAAGAATCCAGAAAAAACAAAGAGTAAGATCATGATAAAGGCTCAGCACATATCGTATGATGCTCAAAACTATGTGATTGCAGACAGTTACGTGGTTGATAAAAATTGCAACGATGCGATGGACCATCTGAACAGCGCCACGGACAATCCTAGCCCATTTCAGACGTATTCTGATATTGCAATTGTAGATTCATATAGGTGCGTGAGAACATCGCTGTATGACGCTTTTAGCACGGTTCTAGAGCGTTGGGGTGGTCACTTTGTGCGTGACAATTACAGGTTTGCAATCATGAGCACTATCGGGCGTGATAATGGCGTGACTGTACGATACAAAAAGAATCTGAAGGAAATGACATGTACAGCAAACTGGGACAATGTTGTGACAAAACTTATGCCAGTTGGAAAAGATGGCTTGCTGCTGGATGAGGTATATCTTTACAGCAAGACACAGTATGATATTCCTTTTACAAAAGTGGTATCTTTCAATCAGAATATTGACCAAGACCTATACAAGGATGCAGAAGGACATCTTGATGAGACAGCATATAACAATGCACTTATTGAGGATTTGAGAAAGCAGGGACAGGCATACGTTGATGAGAATTGCGTGCCAAAAGTGAATTACACACTCAAGGCTAATCTTGAAAAGCTGACGGATATAGGTGATACAATCGAAGTCATTGATGAACCTATGGGCGTGGACATTACAACGCATGTTATTTCGTATGATTATGATTGCATTCTAGGCAAGTATACGGAGCTTGAATTTGGGAATTTTCAGCAGAAAGTTTCCGACCTCATAGGGACAGTAAGTTCAACAATTCAGCAGAGTGTAGAGCAGAACAATTCAGCTTTACAAGTTGTGTTTTCAGATGCAATTCAACATGCTCAGGAAACAATTCTAGGCATGCTTGGCAATTCTTATGTTGTGTATGAAGGCGACAAGATTCTTGTTGTTGATGCATTGCCAAAGGAAGAAGCGCACCACGTCATCATGATTAACAGCGGTGGAATCGGATTCTCAAATACTGGAATCAATGGAACATTCGAGAGTGCATGGACGATTGACAATGTGCTAAATATGCAACATATCAACGTTATAAATTTAGTTGCGGACATGATTAAGGGAGGAACATTAAAACTTGGTTCTAACCTTAACCAGAACGGACAGATTGAAGTCTATGATGAAGCAAACAATCTGATTGCAAAGCTTGATAAAAAAGGATTAATCATGTATGGACTTGATGGCTCATATCTTGTGGTAAATAATTATGTTGGATTTGCAGGATATGACCGCACAGGAGAAAAAGCGTTCTGGGTTTCAGGTGATGAGTTTCATCAAAAAAAATCTGTTATTGAGGAAGAGATCACGTTGTGCAACAAGGCAAGGTTTATTCTGATAACTGTAAAAGATGGCGATACTGTTACAAATGACGGCATCGGTATAGTAGGGGTATAATATGGCGACATCAGGAACATTTAAAACATCAGCATATGATGGTGCATGCTTACAGTTTGACTGGTCATTGAAAAGCCAAAGCACCGTAAACAATCAGTCTGTCATTTCATGGACATTGAAGGGTGCAGGAATCAAGTCAGGCTATTGGTACATGGCAGGCCCTTTCAAGTGCATTATAAATGGGACTACAGTTTATCAATCAAACACTAGAATTAAGTTGTATACTGGAACGGTTGTGGCATCTGGAGAACTTGCGATAGGTCACGATACCAACGGTTCAAAGTCATTCAGTGCTTATGCAGAGTGTGCAATTTATGTTACGAGCGTAAACTGTAAAGGTTCTGGAAGTTGGAGTCTTCCGGATATAGGAAGAGCATCACAGCCAAGTTTGAACACATGGCCGAACAATTCTCCAGACTTTAATATCGGCGATACTATTGTCGTTCATATGAACCGCAAGTCAACCGTGTTTACGCATACTGTTGTGTTGAAGATGGGTTCATACAGTTATACAATTGGAACAGGTGTCACGGATAACATTTCATTGGATACGGACAAGATTGCATCAAGTCTGTATGCTCAAATGCCAAACAGCAATGCCATGACCGGAGAGATTGTTGTTACAACGTATAGTGGCAGCATGGTTATAGGAACATCAAGCTGTGCCATTATTGCGCACGTTGTAAATTCTAATCCGACACTTGATGCTTCATATGAGGATTCAAATTCGGCAACTGTTGCAATCACTGGTGATAATCAGTACATTATCAGGAATAACTCGACATTGAAAATCAGCGTAAGCAATGCGCAGGCATTAAACAGTGCTACGATGAAAACATTGACAGCGGTTGTAAATGGTAATGCGTATACAGGCACATTAAATGGCTCTACAGGCGTTATAAATGTTGGTGTGGTAAATGTATCATACGACACGGAAGTGACCGTCAAAATCGTTGATTCAAGGGGAAATGTGGGCCAGAAAAAGATCACGGTTCTTGTGTATGATTGGAGCTTGCCGAGTGCGATTATTAAACTGAACCGAAAGAGCAACTATTATTCAGAAAGTGTATTAAACGTAAATGCAAACTATGCGTCAATAGGCGGAAAGAATACAGTCGCAATCAGGTATCGAACAAAGAAGGTTTCTGACAGCTCATATGGAAGTTATGCAACAATCCAGAATAACACCGATACGAACTTTACTGCTGATAACGAGTACGAGTGGAACGTACAGGTTGAGGTTTCCGACAGGATAGGAAAGACAACCTACAATCTGATTCTTCCGAAGGGGATTCCGGTCGCATATGTTGACATCAAGAAATACAGCTTCGGTGTGAATTGTTTCCCGAAACACGATAAAAGCCTTGAAGTCAATGGTGTGTGCATTAGTGGTAATGTGCTTTACAACAGTGCAAGTGGAACAGCAGGAACTGTCACATTGTCAGACAGTGCGGAAAATTATACTTATCTTGAAATCTTTTACAGATCGTCTGGTGATAATGCTTGTGGAAGTGTCAAAGTGTTCAGCCCGAACGGAAAGCTTGTGCATTTAGGAACGATTCATTATATTGCCGATTATGACTATGCAAAATTTGCTCTTGTGAGTGTGTCGGGTTCAATGATCACATTCAGCCAGAATTATCAGATAACGCTGAAAAATAACGGCTCAGTATATTCAGCAGAAAATGCGATTTATATAACTAGAGTGGTTGGATATTAAACAAAATCATGGTATACTATGAGTGCAGTGTTTTCATGTTCACTGCATTCCTTTCCCAGCTTGTCGGAGGTTTTCGGCGGGCTGTTTTTTTTATGCAAAAAAAATAAAGAAAGCGTTTGACTTTTTATATAATAGTATTATAATAATAAGTGTAAAGAGAGAGGAAAACAAAACATGAAAAAAACAAAGGAAGATGCAATCAGAGAAGCACAGGAGTATTTCAACAAGTATTCAAAATATAAACTAGAGCGTAAAGGAACACCACTTAAAGTCAGAGTTGTTGCACTGTACCACGATAGCATGGGAAATAAATATGCGGAACCGGATTATGCATGGCATGATTATTCTGATGATGTATTTTGCAAAAATAGTTGGAACGATGAACCAACAGTCATGATTATTGAATAAGATCACCGAAAGGTGGTTTTTTTTATTTGCAAAATTCTATACTAACTTGTCATAGCCTACAGGTCACATCATGTTAGTAAAGAAAAAAATCACCGTTTGCATTCGGTGATTGATTGATGTATATTATAGGTGTGGTTTAGTTGACATTTGGGCATGATATTCTCCTAGTAAACGGCAGGCAGAAATGTCTGCTTTTTACTTGAAGAAAACTTCTATCCCATCAGGGGAAACATGGACAGAATCAAGGACATTTCGCCACAGTGTGCGCTTGTTCTCACGTGTAAGGTTGTCATATATTGAGCGCCAACCGCTGTTCAAAAATTGGTTAAGATGATCTGTGCTTTTAGGTTTGAAAGATTCAAGCCTTTTTATTTTGTCTTCAGTTTCAGCGTACAGACGTTCATAGGTACTTACAGGCATACGTTTCTTGATGAAAATATAATTCAGATTATCAAGCTCTTTTCTTAATTCTTTTAATTCCTTTTCGGTTGTGTTCTTTGTTTCAGATGTGACACTTGATATTGTGGCTATATGATCTTTAAGCAGCGTATCAAGATTAGAAAGCAGATATTTTTCCGTTGCAAGTTCCGCATAGTGCTTTTTGTGGGAGCATGTATGCACCGAGTGTGCATTGTTACAACGATAATAGTAATATCTTTTGCCACCTTTTGGATGGCTCACTCCAACAAGTTTAGAACGGCATTCTGGGCATCTTAACAGTCCAGTAAATAAATATACATGACGTTGTATTCCTGTGCGTATATTGGCTTGTAATGCGGTCTGAACAGCATTGTATGTTTCTTTCGTGATGTATGGCTCGGCGTAGTTGGAGTTTCCACGGTATGAGCCTGCATAAAATTCATTCTTTAATATGTGCATATATGACATGTAAGGTCTAGACAGCCCGTATTTATTGTTTACGTATTCAACTGTATGATGGACTGATTGATGCAGGAGAAATGATTCGAAAATGTCTTTCACGATTGGAGCTTTGGATTCATCAATCACAATGCGTTTATTGCCGTTTTCTGTGATAATCCTGTAGCCGAAAGGAACATTGCCAGTGATAGGTTGGCCTTGTGCAATTTTGTACTCAAATACGGCTTTGATACGTTCAGAGCCTTTTTTTAATTCATGTTCTGCAAGGTTGACTTTAAGGTTGAACATGAACAATCCGTTCGCAGTGGATGTGTTTATATCGTCTTCACATATGGAAATCATGGCAACATTGTTCTGTTGAAGAAGTTCAAGCATTTTATTAGCTTCAAGAACGTTACGTGACAGACGGTCAAGGCGTGTGAAAGCTATGGCATCAAGATTTTTCAGGTTTGAAAGCATGGATTGCAGCTGAGGGCGTTTCATGGTGCTTGCTGAGAATCCTTCGTCAATGTAGATATGTATTAGGTCATGGTCGTTGTTGTTTAATCTGTATGCCGAACAAGAAAACCTTAAAATCGAGTATGAGTTAGACAATTCTTTTTTTTCGACAGATGGTTTCAATCAGAAACATTCTTGCTGTCAAGGTACAATTTCATTATCTTCAGATACAGCTCATCCTTCTCAGGTTCAGGAAGATCGTGAAACAGAGACTCGATGCGCAGTGTGAGGTCTGTAGCTTCATCATAGGTTGACGTATCAATTCCAAAGTAAGATATATCAATGCCGTAAACTTCGCAAAAACGTTTCAGAGTCGAAAGAGTCAAGGAACGCTTTCCAGACTCAATATTCGATATTGCAGGTCTTGAAAGTCCGACCATTTCAGCAAGCTCAGACTGTTTAAGATCACGGGAGTTGCGTAGTTCTTTGAGTTTCCTTCCTATTGATTTATTGTTTATCATTATTTTTACACCACCTAAAAAAGTTTATATTTCGATGATAACACACCGTAGCTATTTGAAACAATAATTAATAATCAAAAAAAGATGAAAAGTAGTTGCAATTTGATGACATGGGTATATAATGTAGGCAAGAAAGTGGGCACGAAATGAAAAGAGCAGAACTGAAAGCATTCAGAATATCAAAGGGATATACTCAGAAAGAAATAGCAGAAATGCTTGGGGTATCGACTAGCCATTATGCTTGTATTGAGCAGGGAACGCATAATCCTTCTACAAAGCTTGTCAAAGTGTTCTGCAATGTATTTGGGAAAGAGTATGCGAGTTTAATAATTGGGAGCTGAAAAAAATGTATAAAATCGTAGCAGAAATCGTAAAAAGCGGTCACGCAGAAGAATTAATCAAAATTATTAAACAATACGAAATTGATGTTTCAAAAGATGTTTCAAAAAGAAAGGAAAACAAGAAAAATGATAGGATTTGAAAACATTACAAAAGAAGTAGCAGCTGATTTAATCGAGCTGGTAAATCAGTTGAGAGGACTAGAAAAGTCTGCACAGGTCAACTATTCTGTGCAAAATCGAAAGACAGGGGAATGGATGCACAAGGCATTTGATTATGTGCCATTAGACAACATTTTGAACAAAATCAAGGAAAATCAGAACTTTGCATTGCTACAGCCGATTGGAGTTGATGAGAACGGCATAAACGGTGTTCGCTGTATTCTGGTACATAAGAGCGGTCATGTATTTGAAACAAACACTTACCCGTTTGCAATAAAGGAAGGCGCAAAGCTACAGGATGAGGGTGCAGAAATCACATACCGCAAGCGTTACTCATTAGGTGCATTCCTTGGTATGGCAACTGAAGAAGATACAAACGGAAATGATGATGAAGCAACTAACAGCACGGAACGCAAGGCATCGCCAAGGCAAATTGAAGTATTGAGCAAGAACTATACAGGCGAGAATCTTGAGAAATTGTTAAAGATGAACAAGATTGAAAAGTTGGAAGATATGCCGATGTCGAAAGCTTCAGAGCTGATTGGGAAAATCATGAAACAGAGAAAGGAGAATAATCATGAGTAGATTCGTACAATTTGTAGTATGCCAGCACACTGGCGATAGTAAAAAATACCTGTTCTATGCACCTGCTTTTTCAGATATCAAGAAAGGTGACGAAGTTCTGGTTGATACGCAGTTCGGAGAAAAAAAGGCAACCGTGCTTGCAACTTGCATTTCATCTAGTGATGATGTGGAAAGAACATTGTGTGTTCTTGCAGGTGCAGAAGGCAAGCTTGTCAAAAGAGTTATCGGCAAATATCTATTTGCTAAAATTAACTACAGTGGGGATTTAAAAAATGACTAATATTATTGAAAGAACAGGCTCAGGCGTTACGCTTCCTGAAGAAGTATGCGAGAAGATTGTAAGCCTTGAGAAACAGGCGAAAGAAATCAAGAGACAACAGGATAGCATGAAAGCTGAAATTCTTGATGCTATGCAGAAGTACGGCGTATTAAAGTTAGACAACGAATTTCTGAAAATTGCACTTGTTCCAGAACATGATGCAGAAAGGTTTGACAGCAAGACGTTTAAGGATGAACATCCTGACGTGTATGACATGTATGTTAAAATCTCAAAAGTAAAACCATCCATCCGCATCACGGTTAAATAATGGAGACATTCAGCATTAAAGGCGGCACGCTTGAATATTTTGATGAAACGCATACATATCTGTATGATGGACTTATGTTGCCAAGTGTCTCACAGATTCTTGGTACGAAGTATAGAAATGAATATGCAAGCGTAACGCCTGCCGTGTTGAATAATGCGGCCCAAAGAGGTACGGCAGTACATAAGGCAATCGAAAACTTTAATGTTTCGGGCTATGATGATGGAAGCGAAGCAGTGCGGAACTTTAAATTTCTGCAGAGACAATATGGATTCGAGGTTCTGGACAGTGAGTTGCCGATTGTATTGTTTAAGGATGATATGCCGATTGCATGTGGACGGCTTGACATGACAATGCTGATGGATGGTGAAACTGGCATTGTGGACATTAAAACCGTCAGTACATTAAACAAGGAAAAGATCGCATATCAGTTGAATTTATACAGAATTGGATTGATGCAAAGCTATGGAGTTGATGCAAAATTCCTGAAGATTATACATATCAGGGATGGCATCAGGAAATTTATTGACAGCCCTGTAAATGAGGGCATGACATGGGAATTAATCGAAAAATTTTTGGAGGAAAAAGAAAATGAATAATGTTAGTTTGGTTGGAAGGCTTACGAAGGATGTTGAAGAGCGGAGAACGCAGAACGGAACGCCTGTTGCTTCATTCACATTGGCAGTTGACAGAAGAAAAAAGGAAGACGGTGCAGACTTTATCAACTGCATTGCATGGGACAAAGCAGCGGAGACAATCGCACGATATGTTCATAAAGGCGACTTATTTGGAGTGACTGGGCACATTCAGACAAGAAACTATGAGAAGGACGGCAGAATGGTTTATGTGACAGAAGTAGTCACGACAAGCTTTCAGTTCTTGGAACGTAAGCGTGAAATGAGTTCTGATAGCCCTAGCGGTCAAAATAATAGCAATCTTGATTATGGTTGGGGGAATACAAGGAACGACAGATATTCGTCTGATTTGCCATTCTAGGCGGTAATAACTGTATGATAGGAAATGCAAAAGCTATCATCCAGTGGTTGTTTGACCAGCAGGATGCAGAAAAGCTGTATGAGATTAAAGAGAAAAAATCGAAAAGATCACTCACAGCAAATGCCTACTACTGGTCTTTACTCAACCGGTTGGCAAGTGTTATGAGGTTTAGCAGTAAAGAAGTGCATTTCATGATGCTCAAGCGGTACAGTGTGTGTGAGGTTGTGTCGGTTAGGTCAGACATAAAAGTTGATGGCTATTTTCGGTATTATGAAGAAATAGGTAAAAGTGACCTTGATGGAAAAGAGTTTACACACTACAAGATTTACAAAGGCAGTTCGGATATGGATTCAAAAGAGTTCTCCATCCTTCTTGATGGATTGATTAGAGATTGTGAAGAACAAGGCATACCTGTACTTACGCCAGATGAGGTTGCGAAATTGAAGTACATAGAAATGAGGAAAAAATAAATGAATATTTACGTTGAAAAAGGCGCGTATGCGCCGAATAGAGCGCACAAAACTGATGCAGGATTAGATATAAGATCACGTGAGACAAGGCTTGTAAAGGCACACAGTAGTGCTTTATTTCATACTGGATTGCATGTTCAGTTGCTACAAGGAACGGCAGGGCTGTTGGTTTCTAAAAGTGGTTTGAACGTCAATCACGGCATTACATCAACAGGATTGATTGATGAAGGATATACAGGCGAAATTCTGGTGAAACTGTATAACAATTCGGATGAAAAATATCTGGTGCATGCAGGAGATAAAATATCACAGTTGGTTGTTATTCCAGTGTTTTATGGTGGTATTCACATCGTGGATTCATTGGATGAAAATACCGAGCGTGGTGATAAAGGTTTCGGAAGCAGCGGAAAATGATTCAGAAAGAGTTCTGCATCATGCATGACGGCATGTTCTTCACGAATGAACACTGCTACAGATATTATTCAGAACGGTTATATGGTACGGCAAGACATGAGATTTTTTTCGGTACTTCCAACAGGAAAAAGTCAATCAAATATGGCCTTGTCGTATTCATCAGGCCGGAAGATCACAACATGAGCGCATACGGTGTGCATTGCAGTAAGGGGCACGAGTTCGACATGTACCTTAAAAAGCTGGGGCAGAAAAGAGCGATGGACGAGTATGGATGGACTACAAGCGAGTTCATTGAAATTTTCGGAAAAAACTATCTGTGAGGTGACTTAATTGTACAGAAAGTATCACAATACAAAGACGGTTGCTGACGGCATCAAGTTTGATTCAAAACTGGAAGCTGAACGGTATGCACAGCTAAAGATTCTGGAACGTGCGGGAGTTATAAGGGCGTTGGAATTACAGCCATCTTTTGAACTTTTGCCGTCATTCAGGAAGAATGGCAAGACATGGCGTAAAACCGTGTATAAAGCCGATTTCAGGTACATCTTGTGTGATGATGATAGTTATATTATCGAGGACGTAAAAGGCTCTACAGCGGTAATTACGGACGTTTTCCGGTTAAAGCAGAAACTGTTCGAATATAAATATCCAAACTACACAATCAGCATCGTTACGAGTAAAGACATCAATAAGTTTCAAAAAGAAACGAAAGTCGGCAAAATGTTTTGACATAACCACATAGTTATGATATTATAATTAAGTAGAACAAACCTACACCACCTATTCAGTAACCGCCATTGCTGAATAGCAGTGAACTAAACTGAATAGGTACATGAACCGTATTGCATTAGGTTGGCGGACTTAATGTGATGCGGTTTTCTGTTATTAAAGGAAAATCATAAAGTAGAAAAGAAAGGAAGCAAAAAACATGAGCAAAGTAAAAGAAGAGAATTATATCAGCATATCCGGTTGGATGGTTACAAGGCTAGGGCTTAAAGGAAACGAGCTTCTTGTGTATGCGATCATATATGGATTCTCACAGGATGATGAGACAAGGTTCACAGGTAGTCTACAGTATCTTGCGGATTGGACAAATTCAACAAAGCAAAGCTGTATAAAATGCCTAAAGTCATTGGCTGAAAAAGGATATATCACAAAGTATGAAAAGATCGTTAATGGTGTAAAGTTTTGCGAGTATCAAGCAGTTAAACTCAAGTCTATGGTATTAAACAAAGTTGAACATGGTATTAAACAAAGTTTAACGGGGGGTATTAAACAAAGTTCACCTAATATTCTAGATAATAATATTCTAGATAATAATATAAACATTAAGAAAGAAAGAAAGAGCAAGTCGAAATCGTATGATGAGCAGATTGCAGAGTACACACAAAATGAAGATTTACAGAATGCGTTGAAAGCATTCTTACAGATGAGGTCATTCATCAAGAAGCCTATGACAGAGTATGCTCTTAAACTTATGTTAAAGAAACTTGATGAATTAGGAAATACAGACGATGCAAAGATCGCTATTCTAAATCAGTCAATCACTAATAACTGGCAAGGTATCTTCCCTTTAAAGAATGAATACACAAAGCAGGAGAAACAGCCAGAGAAGAAATACGACCAGAACGGTTATGGGTCTGAAGAAGAACTCATGGCTATGTTTTACGGCAAATAGTTTCAAATAGAAGCAAAAGAAAGGACTAGAAAAACATGCAAGATACATTTAAAAGTGAACAGCCAACAGAAGAAGCAATCCAGAGGATGTTAGAAAATTGCGATGAAAGTACTGAATATATAAAAGACAATATGATTTACTGCCA